AAACACTCCGCGTTCAGTCACTATGGCTTGGACTATTGACAGCCTGGCTTTCTTTGGTCGCGCCTATTGGCAAGTTACAAACACTTACGCCGAGGATAACCGCCCAAGCCGATTCACTTGGATTGACCCACGCAGAGTTACTTGGGATACAAACACAGCTCAAACTCAAATCGCTCAATACTATGTTGACCAGAACGCTGTTCCAATGTCCGGCATTGGATCATTGGTTACATTCCAAGCCCTCGATGATGGTGTTCTTGCTCGCGGTGGTAAAACAATCGCTACAGCTCATGCACTCGAAACTGCTGCATACAATGTGAGCCAAGACCCAGTTCCAATGGGCATTCTTAAGAACACTGGTTTCGATTTAACCGAGGACCAAATTATTTCAAGCCTTACCGCTTGGAAACAGGCTCGCAAAACTAAATCAACTGCTTACCTAAACAACAACCTTGAATACCAAGTTGTTGCTTTCGATGCTAAGCAAATGCAACTGGTTGAAGCCCGTAGCCACATTGCTAGTGAAATTGCTCGCCTAATGAATGTGCCAGCCTATGTTGTGGGCGCTGACCAGCAAGCAAACATGACTTACTCAAATGCAGTAGATACCCGTAAAGACTTAGTTAATAACACTTTGCGTGGCTACATTGCTGCAATCGAGGACAGACTCAACATGAATGACATTACGGCTGCAGGCACTTATGTCCGCTTTGACCTTGATGACTACTTGCGTGAGGATGCAAAGACCAGAACTGAAATTGTGACCACTTTGCTAACTAACGGCATTATCAACATTGACGAAGCTCGCGAAATGGAGGACTTAGCGCCTCGAGGTTCTAATGACCAGGAGACAGAAGCATGAAAATCACAATGAGCATGGATGTCCTTGCAGCTGATGTGCCTAAGCGCATTATCTCTGGGCGTATCGTTCCATTTAACGAAGTTGGCACACCGAACATTGGTCGCACCATGTTCCTTGAGGATTCAATCCAAATTGCCGATGTAAATGCAATCAAACTTAACCTTGAACATGATCGTACAAAGCCAGTTGGCCGAGCAGTATCCATCGAGTCTCGCGCTGATGGTATTTACGCTGATTTCAAAATTGCTCAAACAACTGCTGGTTCAGATGCGCTTGTTGAAGCAGCCGAAGGACTACGCCCGGCATTCAGCATTGAGGCTATTGGTCAAGAATCAGAAATTATTGACGGCGTAACGGTATTTAGCCGCGCCGAATTAGTCGGAGTTGCACTCGTGACTAACCCAGCATTTTCTAGTGCAGAAATCACAAAAGTTGCTGCATCAGAAGCCGAGGAAACACCCGTTTCTGAGGAGACAACCATCGAGGAGGAAACTGTGTCAGAAAACACAGCCCCAGTTGAAGCCGCAGAAACAGTCGAAGCTTCAGCACCAGTTGTAGGCCTTGCCTTCACTGCACCTCGCTCCCCAATCGTTGACGCAGGTTCTTACCTAGAACACAGCGTTAAGGCGAAAATGGGTGACGAGGATTCACGTCAGTATGTTCTTGCAGCTGACGATTCAACAAGCACCAACACTGGTCTAACTTTGCCTAACCACTTGGCACAGTTCATCACCAGCGACTTCGAAGGCCGTCCAGCGATTGACGCAATCTCTCGCGAAGCACTACCTGCTTCAGGAATGTCATTCACCATCCCACGCTTGGGAACAAAGCCAACTGTTGCAGCAGTAGCAGAAGAAGGCGCACCATCTGAAACTGGTATGACCTCTGACTACATCACAGTTGACATTGCTAAGTACTACGGCAAGAACGAAGTTTCTTTTGAACTTCTAGATCGTTCAAACCCAGCGTTCTACGCAGAACTTGTACGCCAAATGCGCTACGCATACGCTAAGGCAACCGATGCAGCAGTTATTGCTTCATTGGGAACTAACGGCACTGCAAGCACAGGTGTTGCAGCAACTGCAGCAGGACTTCAGAGCTTCATTGCAACTGAATCAGCAGCTGCATTCAAAGCAACTGGCGAATACGCATCACGCTTGATTGCTAGCCCAGATGTTTGGGGTTCAATCATGGGCTTTGCAGATTCAACAGGCCGTCCACTTTACTTCGCTAACAACCCAAGCAACAACCCGGGTCAAGTTAATGGCAACACTGTTGTTGGCAATGTTTTGGACAAAGCACTTTATGTAGATCCATTCATCACCACCACAGGTATGGTTGACGATTCAGCATTCTTGGTTGCACCCGGTGCAATCACTTGGTACGAATCACCAACAACCCAACTTCGAGTTGATGTTTTGAACACCGGACAGGTTCAAATCGGTCTTTACGGCTACGGCGCAATCGCAGTCAAGAAGGCAACCGGTATCCGCCGTCTCAACATCGCTTAATTTAAGCAGGGTGGTGGCTAGCGGATGGTCACCACCCACCTAATTCGTAAGGAGTGCCAATGTCATACGTCACAGTTGCTGAACTGCGTGATGCTCTTGGCATTGGCGCTCTCTACGATGACCCAGACATTCAATCTTGCATAGATGCAGCGGAGGAAATCATCCTTCCAATGTTGGTTCAACACACCATTCCAGTTATCAAACAGAAGTTGGAATCAAATGTGGCAACCGTTACCACAACTGCACCAGTTACTTTTGTTGTTGGAGAAACTGTCCATAGCGACATGGGTAGTCCTTTTAACGGCACAATTGTTATTACTGAAGTTAGCGATTACACAATCTCTTGGAATAAAGTCAATGCTAATGTAACCGAGCGTTATGTAATTCCCCACGCTTGGATAGGCCACCAAGCTGACTGGACTGGCGTTGAAGCCGTCCATCAAGCTTTACTTATGACTGCAGCGGATGTTTGGCAATCCCGCACAGCAAGCAACGGACAAGGCGTAGGCGTTGATTTTCAACCAGCACCATACAGAATGGGCCATAGTCTCCTAACTAGAGTAAAAGGGTTACTTTCTGTGTACATGAGCCCTTACACATTCTTAGGGTAGCCAGATGAGTTTCGCATCCGTCCGCACCAATCTAGCCACAGCTCTAACGGACAACACCAAGTGGCAAACCTTTGCCTATCCAGCAGATTCACCAACCGCCAATTCAGTGATCATAACCCCGGGCTCACCTTGGGTTGAACCATTGACTATTGGCAAGAAATCTATGACTGTCAACTACCGCATCAAAGTTTGCGTAAACACAGCTGATAACCAAGGCGAACTAACCAAACTCGAGGACAACATCACTCGACTAATTGAACTTATGCCTACATGGGCACAAATCAAATCCGTATCCGCACCACAAGAACTTCAAGTAGGAACGGCCTACTTGACTGTCAGCGACCTCGATGTAGAAGTCGCAGTATCTTTCTAAGAAAGGAAAGACATGGCAACAACCATCCTCAACGGCGGAACGCTGACGCTTACAATCAACAGCATCGCCCGTTCAGAACAAATCACATCAGCAGTTCTGACTGTTGAACAAACCCGTAATGCTTACAACCTTATCGGTGGAACTAAGGCATTCAAAGTTGTAGATAACAATGTGACTCTTGCAGTTGAAGCACTACAGGACTGGACTTCCGGAACTTCAGATTTCATGGATGCTCTTTGGACTGCAGCTGGTACACCTGACACAAGCATTCCGTTTGTTCTTACCTGCAACAGCCAAACCTTTACTGGTAGCCTTTACCCAGAATACCCAGCAGTTGGTGGCGCAGGCAATGACGCTTTAACATGGTCTGTAACCTTCCAATGCGCTGGCGTACCAACTAAAGCATAAGGACACTAAATGAAAATCCGCATCATTTACATAGACGGCACAACAGTTGATACGGCTATCCGAATCAGCGACCGCTATGCATGGGAAAAGAAACACAACAAGTCAATAAGTGAGTTTGAAAAGAACCCAGCGTTGGGTGACATTCTTTGGATGGCACATCGAGCTTTGCAACGAGACGAACAGAATCTTGCACCTCTCGAAGTTTGGATCAATCAAGTTGATGACTTTGACATTGTGGACTCTGACCCAAAAGCCTAGAAGAGGGAAGTGTGGGGCGACTGGTAGCAGAACTAGCAGTCGCCACACAAATCCCACCCAGCGTTTGGCTGGAACAAGATGACGCAATCATCTGGACAGTGATAGAGATTTTGGAGCAAAGGAACGATGGCTAAGGAAACGATAAGCATCAAGATTAACGATGCTGATTTGCGTGACCTTCAGCGTGCCATTTTTCGGATGGAAAAAGCAGTTAAAGATGATTTAAAATCTGATGTTATGGACATTGCTCGAGACGCTGTTCCACAATTCCAACGAGCTGCACAAACTACCCGGCAACAAGTTTTACGCCCATCAGTTAAAGCTCGTAAAGATGTAACGCCAGTTATCGAGTTTGGCGGAGCAAGCCGAGCAGGTGTTCGAGGCGGAGCATCCTTCAGCCAATTGCTATTTGGTACAGAGTTTGGCGCAGTTAAGGGTTTTCTCCGTAACGACGGTCGGGCATTCCCTGCTAGATCACCACGACAAGGCCGAGGCAACAGGGGTTATTGGATTTTTCCAACAGCAAAGAAACTTCAACCAACTATTACTCGCCGTTGGTATCAAACCGTTGATAGTGTATTAGATAGGTGGGTGCGATAATGGCTGCCGATTACAGAACCCTGAAAATGGCTTTGCTTGCCGACACAAGCAAGTTTACAACTGGATTGAGTAAAGCCCAACGAGATACACAAACTTTCGGCGGCAAGATGAAAAGCATTGCCAAAGGTATTGGTACTGCGTTTACTGTTGCTGGTACTGCTATTGCTGGTTTTGCAACTAAACTTGCAATTGACGGCGTTAAAGCGTATTCAGATTTTGCCGAATCATCATCCAAAGTAAATGTTATTTTTGGCAAAAGTGCTGAAACAATCCAAGATTGGTCTAAAACTGCAGCTAAAGCATTTGGTCAATCGCGTAATCAAGCATTAGATGCAGCTGCACAATTTGCTGTTTTTGGTAAATCGGCTGGGTTACAAGGCAACAGGCTTGCTAATTTTTCTAAAAAACTTACAGTTCTTGCATCAGATTTAGCATCTTTTAATAACACAAGTCCAGAGGAAGCAATCACTGCCATTGGCGCAGCGCTGCGTGGCGAATCTGAACCCATCCGCAAGTATGGTGTTTTGCTTAATGATGCTACTCTGAAAGCGAGAGCATTTAATCTTGGTTTGTATTCGGGTAAAGGCAACCTCGAAATGGCTGCTAAAGTTCAAGCGGCTTATGGTGAGATTCTGTCTCAAACTTCTGATGCGCAAGGCGATTTTTCAAGAACATCTGATGGTTTGGCAAACGGCCAGCGAACATTGAACGCTTTGTGGCAAGACGCTCAATTAACAATTGGCGAAGCGCTTTATCCAACCATTACTAAAATGGTTAATTATTTGACCAGCGAAAAGGGTCAAAAGATGATTAAGGATTTTGCAGAAGCATTTGCAGAATCTATGAAAGCCGTCGCAAAAGTATTACCGGGCATTGTTAATCAAATTACCAAAGTTGTTACAGCTGTTAGCAAACAGGGTTTAGTTGCTGGGCTCTTAAGTGATCCAAAGATTGCTGCTGCCGCTTTGGCTTGGGGTGCAGGTACTTTGGCTGGTGGCCCGGCAGGTGGTGCAATTGCTGCTTTAGCCGCTTATGCAGCTGCAGAGAACATTCAATCAAATTACAAAGAAACTTCAGTTGGGTACAAAGATTTTGTTCCAGCATTGAAAAATAAGATTATGCAAGACCAAGCGAATAATCCTTTGCCGGGTCTTGCTGGTCTTGGTGGTGGTCAAGATTATGGTTATGGTTTCAGTGGTACTTCTATTAGTTCTCGTCAAGTGCAAAACCAGCGCAATAACATTGTTATTAACATAAATGGTGCTGCCGATTCTCGTGAATCTGCTCGGGCTATCCAGCGTGTGCTCGATAAGATTGAACTTAATGGCGGTTCGCTGGTTGGTATTCAAGGATTTAAGTAATGCCTACTTCCTACACAACCACAGTTACAGTTGCCGGATATGCAAGCGCTAATTATGGTTCGCAACTTGACAGCCTAGAAATTATTACAGGCTCAACCAATCCCTACGAATTGCCACAACCACCATCAGCTCGAGCATCGTTTTATGGTTTACCAGTTGTATCGGGTGTTACTCAAACTCCTGATTGGTGGATTGGCAAAAAACTGACTTTTACCATTGACCCACAAGGTTCAACAGGCACAGTCACTTGGGCTGGTATTTGTGTGGGTGTTAATACTTCCATGGTTGACCCACAAGGCACTGTTCAAATCTGTGAATTAGATCTACAAGGCCAAACATCTAAATTATCTTTGGAAACTGTCCAGAATGTTATTCCAGCTTCGGCTTGGACAAACTTGCCAACTTTTCTTAATGACGAATTGCAGAAACTCACTTGGGCTGATGCTCCTTGGGGTTTAACTTGGGCTGGGGTGACAAGCACTTGGGCGACTTATGATGTTAATAAATCGGGCTGTACCATTGTCAATAGTGGACTGGTTGCTGGTCAATTTTATGATGACATTGACCTTGTGGGATACGATGTTTTGAGTTGGTTGGATACCGTTTTTAGTAACAAACTTTATGGATTGTACGGTTTTGATGACACCACTGTTTATTTGAACACTACTAATTTAACAGGTGCGACACCAGCCACAACTTTGTCAGTTGAGGATTGTGTTATTGCTGCAAGTATGGTTTCTAACGCTAGCCAGTCAGATGTAATCAACGCCGCTAAAGTGGAAAACGCTTTATCGGGTTTTGTTGAATATTATTCAGATGCAACATCAGTTAATACTTATGGCTATCGGCCATTTGACATGGGTTTGGCTTGGGATGCAACTGCCGCTTCAGCGATGCAGCAACGGGTTAAAGGCTACAAATCACCAAACAGCAAACTGCAATCCATTACCATCAACTTGGATTTAGTGGATCATGCAAACGTTTGGTGGACTTCCCTCTACAAGCTTGTTTACTGGTATCGCCTGACTTTGACTGATGTTCCATCCGTTTTTGGTGGGAATGACACATACCAAGTCCGCGGTGTTCAGTTAAACTTAACTAACAAACACGCAGAAGCAACGCTTTTGATTGTACCGACAACAGTTTATGACCCAGCGTAAGGATAGATATGGCAGGAACAACTACTAACTACGGATTCCCTTATCCGACTAGCGGAGATAATGTCTCTGATGGTGCAACTAAGATTCAGGAACTTGCACAAAAGATAGAGGACTTTTTTGACACAGCTGCAGGTTCATCGGCGTTTATTGGTTTAGGCGGTAACTCTGATTTAACTGTTACTACTTCATACTCTCGAAGCGTAAGCGCTAGTTTTGCAACGTTGAACAGCCCATCGTCTTTGAGTTACACATTTACACCTCGAGCCAGTGGCTTATTTATGGTCAATTTCTCTGGTAATGGTAAGAACTCGATAACAAGCAACTGGTGGATTAGCCCAGACATCAGCGGTGGCGCT